GCTTCACCTTTACCCATTCCAGGTTTAGGAGTTGTGCTAGCGTCAAAAGTTCCTGCGTTACTTTTTAAAGAAACAGAACCTTTGTTACTGTAACTATTCTTATTGGTAGTTACTTTTGGAGTTTTTTGTTGTGATATTTCAGTTCTTTTTATCATGTTGTTTATTATCTTGGTTAAATAAAATATTTGCAAGTTTTTATTTGCCTTGGCCTCTGTATTTTTTATACTGCTTTTTTGCATTTTTATTTTTAGGATAAGTGTTGTTGCTATCGCCTATAGAAGTTCTTTTAGTTTTGCTTTTTTGTTTGTCTATACCAGAACCAAGAGTTTTAAACTTTAACGGCATTACTGTTGTTTGTTTTGCATATCAGCTATTTTAAATCTAGCTTGTTGTTCCATTCTTGCTCTGGCCGTATCATCTCTTAGTCCAGCAATATCTTCTTGAGTTTCAATTCTTTCTCTATCAACATTAATTCTTTGTTGAGCTTCTTGAACTTTTCTTTGTTGCTCAGTTGCAAACTGTTGTTGTTCTATTGAAAGTTCTTGTCCTTTTAATGCTAGCTCTTGTTTTCTAATTGATACCAAAGGATCTTCATCTTGAGGTGCTGCAACTTTTTGATTGTATTCAATTAATAACTCAGCAAGTATTGGAGATGAGAATTGAGCCAACATATCTCCTGCTTGCATTGACAAAGCTTGAGCTTCTTCTGGTTGTGCTTGTTGAGCTTGTTGTTGCAAACCTTGGAACTGTTGCATCATTTCAGGAGGCATTTGTTGTTCAGCTAGGATGTCTGCTTTCATTTGTAAATGCTGCATTATATGAGAATGTATTAAAGCTTGTACTTGAGCATTCATTTGAACTGGTGGCGTATTTAACAAAGACATGTGAATTGAAATATGCGCATCATGATTTTGTTGTGGGAACGCTTGAGCTTGTTGACCTAATAACAATTGATTGTTTTCAAATCCAGCCTCTAAAGGAGTAGGATCTGTAGGTGGTGGTGGAGTTAATATTTGATCTATATTGTCTACACCTATGGCTGCATACATTCTTTTATAAGCCTCGTAAGTACCGCTAGGCCCATGAACTTGTGGGTTAGATTGAACTAACTGCATCATCTCTTGAGCCATAGCAATTCTTTGTGCTTGGCTAAATATGTCTGGATTTGAGACTGGGAATATATCTACCTTGTCATCAAAGTCAGACAACATAATAGAAGATTCATTGTTGGCTATGGCGTAAGGATATTCTGGAGGCAAGTACTCTTGAAAAACCTTAGACAATATTCTAAATTCTTTCTTTTGAGAATTATGCAATCTTTTATGGATTGCAGATAATACCTTGGTAGATCTTTCAAGCAAAGCAAGCGTTGTTCCTACTGGAGCATTTGGATTGCCTTGTCCTGTGTTAATCTCTGCAATAGATGCAAACTTTTGACCTGAATCTACTAAGATGTTTAGTAGGTTAAGTAATGTTGCACTAGGCTCTTTAAAAGGTAATGGTTGGATAGAATCTCGTAAAGATCCACCCGGAGCATCTACGTCTCTAAACTCGCCTGGTTGAATAGGCGTGTCTTCATCTCTAATCCTAATGCCTCTAGTTTTAAATCCTGCGGGCAAATTAGCTAAAGTACCTGCATCAATTAATTGTCTCATAATAGATGTTGATGCTTTAGATAACCCACCTATCATGTGTGTTAATCCAAAACCGTAGAATCCTAATCCTGGCAAGAATTTAAAATGCACAAAGTATTCTATTTTCTTTTTAAGAGTATCGTCTTCTTTGTAATTTCTTCTGATAGATAAGATTTCACTTGAATGCGTATCTAGTGTAACTATGTAAGGAAGTTTGACTCCTGTTGGCTCTCCATCTTCATCCATATCCTCATAGCCTTCTAGCTCTAAGTTACAATGAACTTCGTATAGAAGAGATACTTCTCCATCATCGTAGGTAGGTTCCATACCAGACAGTTTATTTATTTCTTCTTTTACATCTGTATAACTCTCAGCGTTCTCTCCAGTTTCTAAATCTATCTTTCGATAAAATCCAGCAGCTTGTAATTTTCTTACATCATTCTCTGCCATCTTAATAACGTTAGTTATTCTTGTGCAGCTTTCTAAATCTGTTGTGTAGTAAGGAACAATTAAATCTTCAGGAGCAATAAATTTTGATACGGCCCTGCCTAAGTTTTCATCGTAATAAACTTTTTTAAATGCAGACCCAGCCAAAGGTAGATAAAAAAGCATTTGATCTAACTCTTCATCAAACTCTTCCATTACATGAGTAATTTGGTAGTTCATAAAATCTTTAACTCTTTGGGCCTGCTCTTCTAACATAGAGCTATACGATCCCATAACTTGAGTCTTAACTGGCCCACCAGAAGGCAATAGTTCTTTATAAGCTTGAGCTTGGAAGGTTGTAACTGCTTCTCCTAGCAACGGATGAATAACACCTGAAGCTCCGGCAAAAGGTTCGGATCTCTCAGCATCAAACTTCATGCCTAAATATTTAAGGCCGTCTGTATACGTGCTTTCCCAATCTTCTCTAGATCCTTTATCTTTTTCAATACCTGCTACTAGCTCATTAGATATTGTTCTTAAATCGCTAGGGTCAATTACTTCGGCAAGATTAGAGTCAAATCCTGTTTCCATTTCTTCTGAATCAGTTTGCCCTAATATAGCGCTGCCATCTTCTTGCATTTCAAAACCTTCAGACCCAGATTCTCTAAGAGCTTCTAAAGCAATACTCATGTCTTCTTGTCCAAGAGGCACTTGATTTTCTTGATTAAGAACTGTTGGATTTATATCTTTTTCTACTGCCATATTAGTAATATACCCTTTTTACTGGTGCTTTTTCTCTATCTGCATAATCATCATTTAAAGAAACTAAGCCACCTTCTCTAAACCTCATTAAGGCTTGAGTCATAGTATCACATAGGTCATCATTTTTTCCAAAGGGAAATGAAGCACATTCTTCAATCATCTCTTCAGCAAATTTCTTTTCAGGCGCCCACACTAATCCGGACTCAAATATAGGTGCAACTGAATGCATCCTTGTTGACTTGTCATGCCCTCTTGTTGGTGAGTAATTAACTACAGGTATTCCCAGTCTTCTAAGCTCATGAGTTAACGGAGTTCCTGATGCTTTGGCTTCAATTAATGTCATGTCTGGTTCCCAGTATTGATATTCCTCGTAAGCTATTCTTTTTAACTCTGGAAAATCCCAACGACCTTTTTGCGCATCTAACAATATAATAGAGTCAGGCGCATCTTGCGTTGGTCTAAAAATACCCCAAGTAGAAATAGCAGAGTAATCCGCATTTTCTTTTTTACTAAAGGCTGTATCGTAACTTTGTATGATGTAGCTGACTGCCGGCAAAGAATCGTGATCCCAAGGTTTCCACCACTCTCTTTTAACAATAGACCCTTCTTCGGATGTCGGGGTTTGCATCCATTGAGCATTCCATTTTTGTACAGGCAAAGATGCTTTAACTTTTTCTAATTCATCTATTGACCAGAACTCGGGCCATAAAGCGTTGTTAGTTTCTGGAAAGATTGCTGGGAACTCTACTATATCCCATTGATCAGCGGCTGATTCTTTTTGTGCGTCTAGCAACTTAGCCGTTAGATCTATGGAACTCCAACGCGTCATAACAAGAATGATTGCGCCCCCAGGCTGCAAACGCTGTCTAGGTCCAGAGGTGTACCATTCCCAACATGCTTCCATAGCTGTAGGACTAAGCGCGTCTTGTTCCGAGTGAGGGTCATCAATAATTAATAAATCCGCACCACGACCTGTAATAGCTCCTCCCACACCCGCAGCAAAGTATTCTCCGCCTTTATCAGTCTCCCAACGACCCGCTGATTTACTGTCTGCTTTCAACTGTACTTCTGTAAAAATTCTTCGATACTCATCTGTATCCATCATGTTTCTAACTTTACGACCAAACCTTACGGCTAACTCACCTGTATGAGTTGTCTGCATAATTTTTCTTTTAGGTTGCTTGCCCATAATCCAGGCTGGAAAATAAGTAGAACAAAACTCAGACTTGGTATGACGAGGAGGCATGTTAATAATTAATCTTTTAATTTTGCCACTAGCTACATCTTCTAGTTTTTGTGCAAAGATTTGATGGTGACGTCCACAAATAAACTCTGGCCACATGTAATTAACAAAGTCTAAAAAGGTGTCTTCACATCCTTGTCGTTTTTTAAGAAGCTCTAAACGTTCTTTTAAAACTAAGGTTTCTTTAATCTCCTGATCCGAGAGATGAGCTAGGTTCATAGAGCAGCTAGCATATTGTCTATACTAACAGGACCACCTGCATTGTAATTTTTAGGATCATACATTTTTGAAATATCTTTTATTTTATCTTCAGCCAACTGAATATCTCTGTTGTATCTATTTAATCTTTCAGCGTATTTATTAACTTGGGTTGCGCTAT